AGATGATATGGCAAAAACAACTGAACAATTGTTGGAAAAGGTGAAAGGACTCAACAAAAAAATGCTTGAGATGTTCTCAGGAGAATATGGACTTGAGCGAACAGAAGAGGGCAAGTGGACTGTCAATGAAGCAATTGACGACGACATCATAGAGAATATGTTCCCTCGTATGAATCGCATTTCACCTGATGGCGGGGCATGGGCTGGAATGCAAGCCGACATCACCGCACCAAGAGGACCAACGGAACTGATTGAGGATAGCGGAACTACATTTTACGATCCCAAAGAAGGTGAAGAGGTTGAAGAAATCCCAATGAAGCATCTCCGTGTAAAGGATGAGCCAACTGGTGAAGAAGCCACAATTGACATCGAGAATGGTCAAGCAACCCTTCGTATGCCATTGAAAACGCAACAGGAGATGGCTGATGAGCAAGAAGTTCAACCCGATGATAGGTCGGAAGCCGAAGAGATTTGACCATATCCATTCATATAGGATTACACAAAGTCGTTAGGACAATGGCGACCACACTTGACCTTCAAACGGCATCATGGAATGCCGAAGGTTCGGACTTCCTGTTGAAGTCTGTTGGAAGTGCGGGTGAACTCTATGTCGCTGGCTATGCCTCCGTTGATATGGTGGATAAGCAAGGGGATCGAATCCCAACCTCCGCATTAAAGAAGGCATTTGGTCAATTTATGGACAACAAAGCATTCCGCAATGTTCAGTTGGCTCATTCAGGTATTCAAGTCGGTGAAGTCGTTGCAGACCACACCGATTCTCAAGGTCGTGTGTGGAAATCCGAAGTGGATGATCACGGTCTATTCGTCGTATGCAAAATCCGCAACGACATTCAAAAAGCACGTGAAGTGCAAAAGCAAATCCGCAATGGTGATTTGCGAGCGTTTTCGATTGGCGGTCAAGCCCTGTTTCGTGTTAGCAAGACGACACCAGAACTTGGAAGCCATCGAGAGATTACCGATCTTGAATTGCATGAAATCACGCTATGCAAGAAAGGTATCAACCCCGAATCAACCTACACAATACTGAAAATGGAAGATGATAACATGAGCAACACAGAAGTTTTGAACGAAATAAAGGCTGGACTGAGCGAAGTTCTCAAAGAACTGAGCGAAAAAGAAGAAACCAAAGAGGAAAAGTCCTACAAAGAGGAAAAATCCTACAAAGAAGATGAGGGCATGACAAAAGGCGAAGAAGAAGCCGCCCTTGATTACATCACCACACTTGAGAAGTTCGCTCATGAATCAGGCGTTGATTTGAACGGACTCCGTGATCACTTCGGCTTGGAGAAGGCTTACCTTCTCGAACAAGGTCGTGGCGGTTATTCCCATCGTGGACAAGGTGATGAAGTCGGTTCTGGCGAAGATGCTTCCGAACCAGCATACCCATCCCTTCCAAGTCCTGGTGGCAACCAATACGTCATCAAAGCCCCAAGTGTTCCAAACATGAACATGAACGCACCTTCTGGCAACCAAAACGTTGTGAAGTCCTTGACTCCTGAGATGTTGGAGAAGGGCTACCGCACCTACGCTGCTCTCCGTGATGAAGAAGCAGTTAAGGGACTGGTTGAGAAAGAATGGCAAGACCGCTATGAGTCCGAAACGGCTCATGCTCTTGAAGTTCGCAAGCAAAACGATGTTGGAGTCCAACTGAACTCCCTACGTGAAGAGATTGCTATGCTCAAGTCCGAGAACGCATCCCTACAAAAGAGCGAAGTTGCACCTTCGACTCCTTCCACCTCCATTCGTGTGCCAACGCATGATGAGTTCGCCCAGATGGGCAACGATCTTGACGGCTGGCGAGCAGCAGAAGCACTTGCTCAACGTGCATTGCGAGGCGAATGATACAATACTACAATATGGAGATGATGAATTATGACACAAGGCTACATTCGAACAATTGAAGATATGGAACGCCTGTATTACGGTGCAGGTGCAGGAACAAACGCATGGGCTTACTCAGGAACAGACCTGTTGAAAGCCGATTCACCTTTGATGTCCTCAACCGCAGGAACTTACCAAGCGATCTTCGGACGCAAGGTTTGGTCGCAACTCAACCAAGAGTTCAACGCATTCTCAATCCTTCCAAAGAAACCTTGGGAGAAGTCGGGATGGCGTGTCGTTTCAGGCAAGCCCGATGATGCCGTCGGACTCCCTGAGAACGGAACGCTACCAGACTCCACCAAGCCAACCTTCGAAGAGGTTTCCACGAAGCCTAAGACGGTTGCTTCCAAGTTTGACCTCAGCGAAACCGCCATGTTCCTTGCCGACAAGGATGATGGACTCGGTGATGCAAGAGCAGTTATCAAAATGGAAATGTCCAAGTCCCACGCTGAGAGCATCAACAAAATGCTCTTGAAAGACGTGAACACGGCTGCTGGAAACACTTTCGAATCCATTGATCGTGCTTTGTCCTCATCCAAGATTGAACTTGCTTCTTTCACAGACGTTGATGCGCTATCTCGCCACAACATGTATTCCATCACCCGAAACACAGGGGCAGGAACACGTGCATGGTTTGATGCCAACGTTTCTGCTGGAACTGGTGGTGCTGAACGCCCACTTACCCTCAACACCCTTGACGGAATGTTCCGTGAAGTCTGGGAACGTGGAGGTCAGCCGAAGGTTATCCTCACAGGATATGACACCATCGAGAAGATCCAACAACTCTTGCAGCCTCAACAACGTTTCACCGAGATGAAGCGTGTTTCACCATCCGTGAACGGTGTTCAAGGAATCCCTGGCATGGAGGGCGGTTTCGTCGTCGCTACCTACAACGGAGTTCCAATCATCCCTGCAAAGGACGTTCACGCACCTGCTGGCGGATTGTCCCGCATTTACATGCTGGACACCGACTACATGTATTTCTGCACCGCAAAGCCTACTCTTTACCATGAGTCAGGTATTGAAACGGGCGATCCATTCGGCATCAACCGTCTTGGTCAAGTCGGTTTGTTCCACACAATGGGTGAACTATGGCAACTCTTCTATGGCGCACACGGCAAAATCCGTGATTTGAGCGCATGAGCAAAAAAATGATACAAGGAAGTGAAGAAAAATGGTAAATGTAAATCTAACCGAAGCAAGTTGCACCGTCGTTGCAGACCACCCAATCTGGGCAGGTGTGCAAGACCAATCGAACACAGACTGGCTGCAAAGCCCCATTGGGTCAAATGCAGCCATTGGCGCATCAGCAATGATGATTGTTGATTTGACCCTCGATCAAGGAGAACTCGCAACCACCTTTGACCTCACGGACACAGGCATTACGGGCGTTTCTGGAACTGCGGTCCTTTCAATTCTTGGACTTACCAACCTCACGGCTGGCGCACGTGTTCCTGCATCCCCTTCAATCTCAGGCGCAACCATCACCTTCACAGGCGGTGGCTCGGCTGGTGTTGGCGATGGCGACGTTGTTCGAGCGACCCTTCTATACCGTTGAGGTGTTCCCTGATGGGAATTAAGGTGCAATACGTGGGCGCACGTTCCTACACCGAGTTCCGTCTTGGAAACAAAGTCGTTGGCTTTGGTCATGGCGAGATTCAAGAGATGGATGGTGCAGCAATCCCTGTTTTCCGTTCACTTGTGGATAACGGCTCAACTATGTGGAAAATCATTGACGATGCCCCCTCCAAGACGGAAGCCATGAAAGAAGCCATCGAACCTACGGTGGTTGAAGAGATCGTGGAAGAACCCGTTGTTGAGGCTGAGGCTGAGGCTGAGGAATCCAGCGATGTTGATTATGCTTCAATGACAAGAGCGCAACTTATGGCTTTGGCAAAAGAACGTGGACATACCACCAAGAACACCATGAAGAAAGCAGATCTGATTGAACTTTTGTCGGCATAGGTGTTTTGAATGGCAAACAATCGTGAAACATTTACCGATGGCGACTTCTATTTGAGTCGTTGCCGTGTAAATCGCCACGTTATCGAATTGACAGGTGGCGAAACAAAACAGGTTGCTTTGAACGGCAAAGTGTCAAAGGTTGTCATTGATGCCACCGATTCTCAACACGCACTTGGTTCTGGCAATCATGGACGTTTTCAACTCTTGATGGATATTGAGGATGGGGCGGGAACTGAAATCCCTTATTTTGACATGATAGGCAAATTGAATTACACAGGTGGAGGATCGGGTCAAGTTGCTTTGCTTGAGGTATCACCAGGTTCAAACAAAGGAACTGCCACTTCGAAGAACTCATTGCACTTCTCAATCACCACTACATCGGCTGCTGAGTCTAACGGTGTAGCGATAGATGAACCCGCAGCATGGAATGGGCTTGTGTGTGGAAACGTGAGAGTTCTTTGCGATATTGATCCTGCTACTCCTGGTGTTCTTATTGATCCAAGCGCAGTTATCCGAGTCATAATCCTTCTTGAATAGAGCAGTTATTGGGGAAGGGATATAAACAAGCACACAATGAGGAATTAACATGGCAATCACCTATGACAGACCAAACGTTTTCGGAACTCTATATGTTCAATCTGGCGAATACTCAGGAGAAGTTGCAGACTTCGACATTGACCTCTCTATGCTTGGTGAGATTTACTCAATCACCATCACCCCAACTTCCGCTTCATTCCCAAGCGCAGCAGCAGCCGCAGTTGCCAACGGAACAACCGCAAAAGTGGACTTCGCCACCGCAGGTGGAGATGGTCGCTTTTTAGTGATCGGCACACGTGCATGATGGGGGATGCCCCATGCCACGACTTGAAATTGCTGATATTGACCTTGAAACGTCAATTGAAATCAAGAAACGTCGCAACAACCGTATGTTCGAACTCATGACCTCTCAGGGGTCAATCGCTGAAGAACAATCACCATTTAGCCGTGAGAACATGGCTAAGGCTCAATCTCGCTTTGTGAAGATAAACAAACATGAAGCGAGGGATATTCAAAACATCGGCTCAGGAACACGTTGCACATCATGTGGACTACTCCACTTTTTGTGGACTCCTGAATGTGCCGTATGTGGAGAAGCAATGCACTTCAATTTAGGAGGACACCACCAATGAGCGAAGATAAACCATACGATGAACCAACACCTCCTGAATCCGATAAATACGGTTTTAGGCAAAAGCCAAAAAAGACCCAACGTGAAATCATGATGGAAACCCCCCCTCATAAGTTGAAGAAGGATAAGCCTTTCACAAAGGCATGGGACGATCTCATCAAGTTCGGTGATTGCCCCGTTTGTCATGGCGACCCAATGGCTTGCCCTGAATCGAACAAGCCAGCATCGGCTTGTAGCCGAAGAAGGAACGCAATAAAGCACAGTCAAGGAAGGGCAGCAGTTCGACAAATGAGGCAAATGTCCCGACGTTAAGGAGGGATAACAGATGCCACAATCATTCAATCCAGGACATAGACCAAGTTCACCACTACACCCTGATGAACTGGTTTATTGCTCGGTTGATGATGTAGCGAACTTCCTACAATTGCCACTTCCCGATCCCGTAGCGTTATCAGGAGATAGCAGCATTGTTGGTTCTGATCTCAAGTTGCCAATCACAGGTGCGAACTATCGTCGGTGGAAAATCGAGGCTGAAACCTCAATCACCGTTTATGATGATGCAGATGCGCTCGGCAAGACCTACACCGTGTCCAGCGTTGAAAGTGCAGGTGGAGGCAATGTGAATATCGTTGTTCCTAAGAAAGATGCTGAAACATTCACAACCGCCAATAGCGCACAAATCCAAGTCAATTCAGCATTCACCAACTCCAAAGAGCGAGGCTTGACCAAATCACAGGTTGAAACGCTCATCCGTGAGAAGCAGGATTACATAGATACGGTTTGCCGTATGTCATGGCGACCTCACTTGGTTGCTGATGAATACCAGAACTTCACCACATTCAAGCCATATCGTCGTCGGTATTACACGGATTATGTAGGGGCGGTCTATTTGAGGAACAGATCGGTTCAACGTATTCTTCGACTGAGCGTATGGCAGGGCGATAAATACCGAGAGTTGGGGTCGTCTGTTATCAAAATAGCCGTCAAGTCTGTTGAGATGGGGGCGAGCGATAAGTTGTTCCTATGCCCTGGTGTGGCTCACACGGCAACGCTACAACGTGGCAAGACTTCATCCACATGGGATGGGGATTTTGGCGATAAAACAACTGCACAAAACATTGCGAACCTCATCAACAAAGACAAAGCCACCAGTCGCAGCGATATTGCGATTGGAACGCTTCAAGAGAATAGCAAGCAATTGAACGTGGATGATGAGTTCTTGGCAACCGCCAATAGCGATGAGGGGGATGGCATCGTCATGCTATCGTCCATGCGTTCAACCGAAGAAGGAGAGGACATCACCATCGCTACAAACAACCCAAATGCTTTCGAGTTCTCATTGGGTCAAGATGTTCAAAGCACAATCACAAACGTTAGCGGTTCGGACTTTACCGTAAGCGATGCAAGTTCTTTCACCAAGCGTGAAGGGCTGGTGTTTTACACCACAGGAGGCACAACCTATGTTGCTCGATGTAGCCGTGTTGAAAACGTATTCACAGTCAATGACGACACCTTGACAACAGGTTTTGTAGCAAACCTCGCCAACGATCTTGTTGTTAAGCAGTTGAGGTTGAAAACCGATGTCATAGATGAAGCCCGTCAAAAGGATTGGTGGTCAATGGAGGACAACGGGGCGATCATGTTCAACAACCAATATCCGTTCTATGAGAACCATTCCTTGAAGGTGTCATACGTCTATGGCGAGCGTTATTTGGATAAGGTGATTAAAGAGGCTTGCATCAAGTTGGTGTGCATGGACATTTACCTCACGGATGATTACACCGTGTTGTTCCCAGAAGGGACGAGCAACATTGACCTTAATTCAAAGGTGCAAAAGTTGGATGAAGAAGTGAAGCGTATGCTCATACCGTATCAAGAGTCCATCATCGTTGCAGGTATGGGTGGTTGAATGCTTTTCACTTTCATGGAGGATTACTGCAAGGAACTGGCTAAGGCATACAAAAACCTCGCCAAGTCCACCGATGCAGCCCTCAAAGGAGAG